CCGGATTTGTAAAGCTTTGAGCTTAAGGTACTTATTATTGTACGAAGACCTTTTGTTGACCTTCTATACCAGTAACAGGATAACCACCCTGTAAACCTTTGATACCCATAAAGCAATAGTATTGTCCTGCACCGAACAAGTTGGTAGTTACACCATAACGAGTTCTAGCAGCTGTGATTGGATTCATGGTGAAAGGATCGAGGGCTTGGTTAAGTTCGAGAGGAATATATGGGAGGTAAATGATACCAGCATCATAAATTTGTTGACCTTTGAAACCAAGGAGTACATAATCGCCACCAGCGACAGCATCTCTATAAAGTTTAATAGTACCATTACGTAAGGCACCGATTTCGACTACACCAATACCGTTATCGATTTCTTTACCGAAAGCGGAAGCATTACCAAGGCCACCACTTACGCCAAGAGGATTAACGATATTGGATTCGAGTAAGGCAGCAGCTCCAGGAGAAGCAACGCACCAATTAGCAGCACCACGACGAGATTTTACTGCGATAGAAGCAGAAGCTCTTAAAATTTCAGTATAAAGGGTATTTATACGTTCATTTTGATTTCTTCCATCAGCCTTAGCAGGATCCCACATAACAGTGTTACCAGCTCTAATTGCAGATTGAACAATTTCACCAAGTAATTGTCTATCAATTTCTTGAGCAATTTCATAAGAAATTAATTGAGAAACTTCTTGTTGAGCATTGATACCTTGCATTGCTTTCATATCTTCCTCAGTCTCACGAGTGAGTTGGATACCGAGTTTACGAGTTTTAGCAGTAACAGTTGCTTTAAGAATTTCGAAACCAGCTTCAGGCATATCACGACCAACAGCCCAATTTTCTGCATCAGATGTATCAGCACCATCACCAATAGCACCGAAAGAATTTCCACCGTAAGGAGAAACTCCATTATCACCTAAGAAACATTTAAAGTAATCAGCAGCTGTAGATTCTGCTGGAATATTTTCATGTTGAGGATCAGCAGTATAACCAGAAGCTTTACCTAAATTAATTACTTGGCCAGCAGAAAGAGCACTGGGATCAACACCTAAAGTTTCAGCTACTGCAGAAAGATTACCAGCAGTAACATAAATTTGATTTACAGTACCTTGATCTTGAGCTTTAGCTTTTGCACCAGCAAAATATTCAGATCCATCAGGTGGGAATGTAGTAGAAGGAGCAAGTACTCCATCACCAACAGCTTCAGATCCATCATAAGGTACATTATTATATTTGTTAGGAAATTGGGGTTTACCAGTGAAAGCAGCATTGGTATTTAAGTAACCAATTTCTTGACCAAAAGATTTAGGTCCACGACCAAAACGACCATATCTAGCACGGAAAGCGAAAGCCATACCAATAGGTCCTTGCATTGGTTGAACACCAACTAATTTGTGAGCAAGTAATTGAGGATAAATTCTACGAATCATTGGGATTACAATAGAAGGAACTCTTGCATCACCCTCACGAGGAAAACTTCCATCACGAGCTGTAGCGGCGATAGAAGTACCAGGAGTATCAGGGCCAAAAGTAGGGATGTTGGACATACCAGCATCTTCTAATAAGAGGCCACGACCTTTACGAAGTTTAAATTGCTCATCGATTTTTTCTTGTGCATTTTCAAGAACGATAGCAGTAGACATTTTTAAGACATCAGATTTAATATCGTTGTCACAATTTACTAAAGCAGACCATTTCTTGAAAATTGTTTCTTGATTTTCAATTCCACGAAATATCATATTTTTAATTCCTATTTTAATGTATTGGTTTTATACCAAGTTTTATTTTTTTATTATTTACGTTTCAGATAATTTGCATAATATTGTGCAATATCTATTGGTTGTTGCTGATCAATCTTTTTAACATTAGATTCTTTACCTATTTTTGAAGTAGGTTGAACAGTCTTTGCTTCTGTTACGACAGAAGATGGTTTTTTACTAGTTTTTAAACTAGCTTGTAAGGCTGCTCTTTTTTCAGCTTGTTGTTTTCTAAAAGATGCTTTAGCATCCTCTATAGACTCCTCAATAATTCTAGGTGAAGTAGCTTTAGCAAAATATTCACGTAAGAATTTTGCCTATGCAGGAGTACAATGTGTTAATTTACTTTCAAGCATTAATTGTGCTTCTTTTCTATTTAATTTATCGGCTAATTCAATTTTTTCACCGATTAATTTATTAGTAGCAGATTTAGCCTCAGCTAATTGCTTTTCATAATCATTAAATACTTCTTCTTTAGATTCTTGAATAATACTATTAACTTTAAGATAATTGGTAATTTTATCAAGAGTTTTAAGAGCAGTATTATATTTTTGTTCAGAAATTAATTCTTTCTTAGGAAGATGTTGTTCTAAGGCGTAATTAATATATTTCTAAACAGATTCAGCTAAAATATCAACTTTTGCATCTTTTTCAGCTTGAAGTTTTTCTTCATAAATAGTTTGCATTTTCTTCATACGTTTATTAGCTGATTCTTTAATTAATTTAACAACTTCTTGAAGTTTTTTGCTATTATTTTCATCAACTTCTTTAATTACTTGTTCCATAATTACAGCATGTTTTTTATCAATAGCTTTTACAGCTTCTTCAATTTGTTGAGCATGTTTTATATCAACTGCTTCAGCATAAGTTTGTAATCTTTCAGCATCATATTCATCTTTAGCATTAATAGCATCTTGTAATTTTTCAGCATCATATGCATCTTTTGCATTAATAGCATCTTGTAATTTAGCAGCATCATATTCATCTTTTGCATCAATAGCTTTTTGTAATTTATCAGCATGATCAATTTCTTGTGCTTGAAGAGCTTCTTGAGCATCTTTTAACATTTGATAAACTTGTTCTAATTTTTCAGTGTTTTGAGTATCAATTAATTCAAGAATTTCTTGAATTTTAGTGACAGCCTCTTCATCACATTGATCAACAATTTTATCAAATTCAGCTTTTGCTTTTTCAGCAGCTATTCTTTTACCTTCTTCATAACCTGCTTTAAAACCTTCATTTTGTCCAGCAGTATATCCTTCTTGAGAAGCATTTTTCTAAATATCTTGTATAGCATCATTAAATTCTTGATTCATTTGATTCTATACTTCTTCAGAAATTACTCCAGGACAATTAGTCTTAATAGATTCAAGTAATTTTTGAAAAACTTTTACATTAGCCATATTATTTTAACTCCAATTTTAT